ATCTTGAGCTCCTGCTAATATTACTATATCAATAGTGGATTGAATAGCTGTTGTGTCGTCTGTTGTCCCGTCCCCTAATGCTCCATATGCTTTTACATTGTAGATTACTCCGCCCCAAGTTTGTTTGTTAACTGTAGCGTTTGTTATATTTCCGCTTGTTAATGCGTTTACTGTCGGCATATTCTCACCATCCTAAATTAGGTATCCTCTTACGTTAACTTTGCCTATTACTCCACCTGTGCCGCTAGCTGCTAATACTGCACTAAAAGCTTTGTTAGGTGTGCCAATTATTGATGATGAAAAGCTTATATTTAATCCACCATGAACGTATCCTTCCCAAATTACGGTTGTATCATCTTTAAGTTGTAACAATCCACTTGTAGTGCTTGTAGAAAAGGAAGCGTCTACCCCTGTTATGTGATATCTACTACCGTTAGTTGATGCACTTGCTGTCGCTGTAGTTGTTGCGTTATCCTTTGTATCTTTAGCTATTACGGTTGATTGTAATTCCTGCACTGTATTCATCTATTCACTTCCTTTAAAAGAAATTGGAGGGGACTAACCCTCCTTATTTAGTTCTTCTTCCATCTCTTTAATTAAAACATTACATTGTTCTATAGCAACTCGTTGAGCATCTATTTGCTTTTTGACGCTTTCTTTCTTTATAAACAAATCAGCCAATCCAATAATAAGTTCTTGTTTTTGTTTTTGAACAATTTTTAACATAAGTCCTCCTTAAATTTAAAAGGAGAGGTTTCCCTCTCCAAACTTTAAGCTATAGTTTTGGCAGCTAAAAGGTAATAAGTTTCACCTTCCAAGACAATTTTTATTGTCCGATAATTGGTGAAGTTTAATGTACTACCCCCAGCGGTATTGTCTGATAACATACCACTTGCTGTATTAATGTTTAACAAATTAGTTATCTTGTTTCCTGCATATACGTATATTGCCTGGTCAAATGTAGTATCTCCATTATTGCTCATATAAAGAAATTCTACTTCTCCGGCTGATACTGCTTGATCTAAATGAGAGTCCAACCATGCAGATGATAAGTGTGATACTGATGTGTAGGTTCCTCCATCTTCGATTAAACCATAAAGCCCAGCCATCATAATACCAGAACCGTTTACTGTACCATTATTAGCTACTTGTCCGTAAGTACCAATTATAGAACCACCAGTCATTGTAAAGGTGGATGCAAGCCTTGATACACCCTGAACAGCAGTATTTCCACCACCTGTGGCTCCGTTAGCTTTCCAATCAGCAGTAACTTCAAGACAATTATGTCCAGCGTCCGTGTCGGTAAACTCTGATTTTACCTGTACTGCAAAAACATCAGTTGTCGGGCGATTGAAAATTTTTGTAATACCCCTAATAGTAAAAGTGTTAATATCGGCATCCCACAAAAAATATTTTCCAGTGGTATCTCCAAAAGCTTTTACATCATGCCCTTTTGTGTCCTCTCCAAAGTGAGAGTATTTATATCCAAAATGTCTAGCGTATTGACCCATATTTATCCCTCCTTAAATAAGATAGGGGGAATATAATCCCCCTCAGATCAATTACTCTCCTGTACTTCCCACAAGACCTCTAAAATCCACATAACCTTGAGCAAATCTAGTATATCCGTACATGAAGTAGTCGACTGTTTTCTGAATCTTTTCAGAATCAAAGAAAGCTTTCTCTCTCCACATAAACATTAGATTGTCAAAGTTACTCGCTTGTAAATACCAAGCTGTTGAACTTGATAAATAGTCCAATACACAAATATCCAAGCGCGGCACTGTGTTTGTGTCGTTTGACAATTCGCCTGCTGGACCGTTAGAACTAACAGTAGCCTTTGCTGTATACTCTAATTCAGGTGGTACAATCAATTTCTTTGACATAGCCATAATACGAACATTAGCTTCGTCACGTTGATCTCTCATTAAGATTAACCCGTTTTTCAGGCTTGCATCACTTAAAGCACCTGTTGTTAGGTTATCTCCTAATGAAGATGAATCAGCCAAAGGATGCGAATTTGAGAATAACGCTACTCCATCGTACCCAGTATTAGAAAATCCGTTATTTAAAACATTGGCTGCTTGTGTTTCAATTGTAGCCCTTAACCCTCTACCTAGAGCTTTAGCGCTTCCACCTTTACCAATACCCTTCATAACGTTGTATAAATCATCTTGGACTAATTCCCAAGTAACGTCATAGCCTTTGTCAAAACGTGAAGCAGTAAACGTTACAGTATCGCCTTGGCTCATTTGGTCCTCATTGATTGTATTCCCCTCTGTGTTACTACCCCACAAGCCAAAAGCCCCCATGTGCGGGAAAGTTTCTTCCTTCTTACTCATTTTATCAATTGCAAATACTTTACTGTATTGTTCTGGAACCTCATCATAAGATTCAAAAAACACTTTTTTATGAATAGGTGTCAATAGTTCGCCAAAATTGTCTCTAGTTAATTTCATAGTTTTTCACTCCTTTACACTAATCCGAATACTCGGTTTGTTAAAATTACGTCTGCTGTGCCTTTGTCTGAATCGTAAGCTGTGCCATCTGACTGAGGTGTTACTTGTAACCATCCACCAGTGGTATCATCTGCATCCAATTCATATGCTGCTGTTCCCATGTCGTATTTATTACCAACTACAATATTTGTAGCTGTACCTGTGTATGCTATTTCGTATTTACTAGCAGGGTTTATGTCGACTTTGATAATATCGCTTGCTGTTGCTGTAGTTGTTACAATGTCAGTTGCGGATACTCCTAATACTGTGCCTGCATTTGGAGCGTCTGCCGCTATACTTGCTTTATTGCTTGATAAAACCACGATGTCACCTGCATAAATTGTTTGTGAATCGTTTACTTGAAATTCCATATAAATTGGACCCGTACCATTTAATGAACCTTTACCTACTAATCGTCTTGTCACTTATATCATCCTTTCTTGCGTTTCTGAAATTGGTCTAAATCTTTAGTGTGAATCATGTTGAAATATTCTTGCGGTGTATAGCCTGCAAACTTTGCGAATTCTAATTGTTCGGCTGTTAGTTTGACTTTAGGTTTTGGCTTGTTATCGCCATTTGTTGATGTATCTATCTTAGACTTTTGCTTTTTAGATAGATTGTTTAATATGCGTTGCTCTACTTCTCTCTCATAATCTTTCCTGCGTTCATCACCACGCAACACATCATAAGCTTGTTTAATGGTAAGTCCTGTCCGTCCCGCTAATTCTTCTAGCTCATCACGATAGTTGTCAGCATCAGCATAAAAAGGGTCTGCTTTTATAGAGGTAAACTCCATATCTGTTTTTTGCTTGTTTAATGTTTGTTGGACCTCTTGCATCTGCTTTTGTTGCTCAACTAATACTTTAGCCATTTGTGGATCTACACCTTGGTTAATGTAATTTTGCTGTTCCATCTGTTCTATCTGTGCTTGAAGCGCTTCAACGTCAACGCCACTCATTTTTGCAAGCTTATCTGCTATGCCTGCTTTAGATTCGTATTGCTTAACTCTGTCTTTCCACTTTTGACGTTCAGCCTGCAAAGCCTTTAATGGAACCTGTTTTTCAACTATTACTTCATTTTCTTTGGTGACTTCTTCATCATCTTGTCCATCTTCGAGTTCTTGCTCAACGTCTTGTTCGACTTCAATTTCTTCATCAATTTCCACCTCAATCTCTAACTCTTCCTGCGTATCTTGTATTTCCTCATCATCAGCAAAAAATTGTAGATTCATTTTTAAAGGTCTTTTCATGTTATTACCTCCGTATTTTTACGTGTTACCCACGAATTTTTTCAACATTAGCACGTGTTGAGCATGGATTTTTTAACGTGATTTACTTCACGGGACAATAGTGCCAATACCCACTATGAAGGCATAAGAAAAAGCCCATTAGGACTTATGTTTTTGGTTTATGTGTACTTTTAAGCCTTGCTCTGATTTGAAGCTCCTATCACACTCTTGGCAGTAATTATCGTTTGTTCCCTCTGCCGAAGTTACTTTTATAACCTCATAGCTTTGGTGCACAGGCTTAAGCCATAGTAAGTGTTCTTTCTTGCACTCTGGACATTCAGCATGTGAGAACTTTTTAGCTTTACCACCAAGTAAATTACTATCGTTTGAATCTATTGCTTGAGCTTGATTTAACAATGGTGGTTTTATATCTTTTGTGTTAAATACATGATTGCAACATTTCATTTTTTCACCTTCCTACAGATATAATTTTTGTTCAATGTATTCTTGTAATGTTGTGTCTGCCTTAAACCTTCTTAGGCAATGTGGGCATTGTGCATGACGTTCTTTTTCCCAGCCTTTATCTCTTAATGCGATACGCTCACATGAGGGGCATATAGGATGGTTTTTGTACTGTTTTGGTATGTCTTTAGGTTTAACACCCTCTAATATCCAAGGATGGCTAGATGCGTGCTTTAATACCTCCTGTGGTGACATTTCGTCCATCTTAAAGTGCATTAGGCATACCTCCTTGACTTGGCATAGGCTGTGACAGATTACCTTGTGGGGTTAAACCTTGCATATTAGCATTAGGTACTTGTCCCATTAATTGCTGTAATTGTTGTTGCATTAGTTGTGGGTCTACTGGCTGTTGCTCTTCAATTGGTAGTTTGACATATTCTCTTAATAGGTCTCTAAACTCGGTTTTGTCAATAGCTCCTGTTGCAAAGGCTTCCTTGATTACTGTATAAACAAAAGCTTTGTTGTTTGGTAATCCTGCTCCTACTGTTACTTCAATATCAAAAAAGGCTTCTTTTGTCTCTCCGTCTAGTTGCATGTATTCAGGTTCGTTTATCATTTCGCCCATTTGTTGCCTTAACCCTTGTTTGTAAGATTCGGTTGCAGGTATTAAGTAGGGCACCTCTTTAAGAGAAGAACCTCTAAACCAGATAAACTCATTTTGTTTTTCTGTTATTCTAAAAGCTTGCTCGTCGTTATAATACTCTTTGATTAGGCTTAAGATGTATTCAAATACCTCTGACAACGTTTCTTGAAGTAATAACTTTTTATGATCTATACCTGTCGCACCTGCTTGCTGTAATGTAAGAGCTTCTGTTGCTGTGTCTACACCTTTTTGCCTAGCGCCTGTCATCTGGTCGCTAAATCTAGTTTGCTTTTGTACTTCTATGTTCATTGCTTCCTGTCTGCGATTAATAATATAAGCAGGCATAGGTTTAGGCTCAACTAATTTCCAAGCATTAATATCATCAGCAGGTATATTTAACCCTGGTTCATTAGTCCACTTGTCTATGTCTATGTTGCTCCCTTTACCAATCACCTTTTGGATGTTACCTGTCATGCGTGCGTTAATTCGGATTTGGTCGTCTAAGTCATCTATAAGGTTCTGTGTGTTAATAAGTAATTCTGCATCACCTTTACCCCATATCATACCTTCCCTAAAATATAAAGGTGTGAAGAAATAAGGATATCTGTCATCGGGGAAGTAATCTTCGTCCTCGTTTGAATCTGACAGAATCACACCATCACTAGACATTTGAACTAGTCTTAAACCATCCTCGTCCTTTGTCCATACGAATAGATGTAGGTAGGTATCTCTGCTTATAGCGTCGTTCTCTCCGTCTGTTTCTCCAAACAATCCCCAATCTTCTACTATATCAAAGCCTGGCATTATAGCGTTTGCTTTATCTTCGTCAAAGTTTTTCTTGGCCCAACTGATAGATTTGTTAACTGTTTCTATCATAAATCTAGCTTCCTGAACTTTATATACATCTGTAATAGCAGGATCTACAAATATATATGCAGGATTAACAGGTTCGATTGTTGGTAATCCAAAGCCATTTAAAGCATCAGGGTCAAATAATACTCTGAATACACCTGTGCCAAACTTTTCTCTTCGTCTCTCATGTACGTCTAATTTGCGTTTTAGTTTGTTTTTTTCCTTAACCCACTCTAGTATTTGCGATACTGTTTTAGAAAAAGGCATATCAGAAGGGCTTTGTGGATGGGCCATAATTGCAATGTTTTGTTCGACGAGTAAAGCAACTTGACCTTCTACGTTTGGATGTATGATATTAGTATTGCTCCCTGGGTCCGTGTCTGATTCGGGTAAGTTTGCTTCACCTTCCCAGTATAAATCTAACTCTTCCCATTTCGCGAATAACCCACGTTGTTCTTTATCCTGCCAACTAGACTTATAGTAATCTATGAATCTATTACTGTCTGTAATTTGTTCCTCGTCCATTACTTCGTATCTGCGTTTTTTGTAGATCTCTCTGTCCATCTATCTATCACCGCTCTTTGCTTTTTGAGGTGTGTATAATCCTTCTTTAGACTTGTATTTTTCAAATGTTGTTGTATATGTTTTCATTGGATTACGTAAACTTGGTTTAATGCGCTTGATTGTTGTATCAATCTCTTTTTTAATGTCTAGTTGCTTTTTGACAGTAAAAAAACAGGTTAGATATCCCATAAGGAATATACCTGCTCCTATTATAATATCCATGTTAACCCCCCATAGTCCGATAACGTAGATTATGTTACTTTTCTATTCCAACATTCCTTGCATTTTCCTTCTTCTTTGTTTCCTTCACAATTATCTATACCACTTTCTAATAAATCGCTAGGACAATATCTCTCTATAGATTTGCTTGCTGTAACCATACCTGACGAATATTTTTTTCAGCTAATTCATATTGTGTCAATTATGTCACCTTCTTTATTTCATTAGTTTTATAGCCTAAATCTTCGAGCTCCCCTGGAGTGTAGAATCCATCTAGTTGCTTTGATTCTATTTTTTTAGTCATACTTTGTTGATTCCTGCTATAGTGAGCTATTGCTAAACTCATAATTAAGTCATCATGTTTTCCTTGTTGCGCTTCAGGTTTACCTCTTTCGTTTCTAACAAAGGTAAGCATTTCTTCTAGTGTCGCTATATCGTTGATAAGTTCAATGCTTTCTCTAACTATTTCTACTAAATTAGCTATTATCACAGGCCTTGATACTTTGCTAGTTATAAATCCATATTTATGTTGTTTTTTCATTGATATTTCGTCAATAACTTCTCTCTTATATTGTCTGTAGTATCCTAACCGTTGTAACTCCTTGACTGGGTACGTTGAATAATTGACCTCAATACTTTCTAAAGCCTCATTATAATACTTTCCAAGGCAGTACATTTGTTTTGCGTATAAGTCCTCGTCAAATTGATGGTGTAAGACAGCCACTTGGTTTCCTGTTGTATTGTTTATAACTTGGCCTGCAAAGTTGTCTGATCCATCTCCTGCTGTATCCCCACCTATTACGTATGGATAACCTTGTTTAACGTCCTCATATATTGCTATATAACCTTGTTCATCATTTACCCATTTGATAGATTTACCAACTATCTTTTCATGTACATAATCATAGGTAAAATAGCCCTTTTTAAGAGGTTTCCTATTTCTTATCTGTGCTAGTCTCTCATTGACTTTTTGAGCATTAAATATAGTCTTTCCGACTACCCCCCACTCTCCCAAGGCGTATACAGTGTAGTAATATTCATCTTCATCTTTCATTTTTTCAAGCACTTGCGTATATGCTTGATCTATAAATCGATTGTCTTTATAAGTAGTTTTTAAGGTTGTTGTGTTGTCTTTACTTTGGTCAAAAAATATCGTTTTTAGCCAGTGTAATATGGATATAGGATTAAACGATAGTATAATCTGTTTATAACTCTTTGTGTGTCCTCTAAGACGTAAGTCTAATTGCTGAAAATCCTCTTGTTCTAACTCTGATGCTTCTTCTATCCATATACCCGTTATACCGTGAATAGACTTCATTTTTTCAACGTCATCTAACCCGGTATGTATGATACTGTTGTTGTTTAGTTTACATGTAATCGTCATATCAGTTTTGTTAATTTCAAATAGTTCTGTCATTCCCCAGTCTGCTATAACAGAACGAAGTAATGAGAATGTACTCTCTCTAAGTGTTTTA